TTTTCTGATATCTCTGGAAACAGTCATGACTCGGTTCAAAACGATTGTGATTCGGTTCCGTTGATTGGCGTTGGGATTGAGCGGCCTAGGTTGGTTACGCCCACCGGGGCGTTTGGTTCTTACTCGGCTTTGGTTGGGGCTTGGAGTGCGACGCATCTTGGTAGGACGTTGTTTCCTTGGCAGATGATTGCGCTTGATGGTGCTTTGGAGCATGATGAGGCTGGCAACTTTGTTTCTTCTACCGCACTGATCAGTACTGGCCGTCAGAATGGTAAGACGACTATGTTGTCGGCGCTGGTTGGCTTTTGTTTGACTGAGTTGCCGCGTATCTGGGGGCGACCCGTTCGGATTATGTCTACGGCTCATGAACTGGGTTTGGCTACTGAGGTTTTTGAAGATTTGCGTGACGTCTTTGAACTGCTCGAAGAGTCTGGACTGGCAAAGGTCACTTGGGCGTATGGCCGTCACCAAGTCAAGATGCTTGATGGGTCTGTTTATAAAGTGAACAGTGCAACAGGCAAGAAACATGGTGGTACTTGGGACATTTTAATCGTTGATGAACTGTGGGCCATATCTGAGGCCACCTACTTTGGTGCGTTGAAGCCGTCGCAGATTGCTGTGCCTTCTCCGTTGGCGTTTCTTGTCTCCACCGCTGGCGACGAATCTTCACGGGCGTTTCTAAAATTGCGCGAGCAAGCCTTGGGTGTTATTGACTCAGGCGTTCGCTCTGATTTGTTCATGGCGGAATGGAGTCTTGAGAGCGGCGTGTCGCCAGATGATCAAAGATATTGGGGCCAAGCCAACCCAGCGCTGGGGCGCACCATCACAATGAAAGGTTTGGAAAGCGCAGCGGCTGCACCTGATCGTTCGCAGTACCTTCGAGCACATTGCAACCTTTGGGTCGCTGCTGCTAACTCTTGGATAAATCCGGGTGAATGGGCAAAGCGTTATACCACAAACCAAACCCTAGTTGGTGGCAATACTGTTTTGGCTGTGGACAGTTCTGTGGATGACTCAAAATATGTTGGCATTCTTTGTGGCTTAAACAGCGACGGCGACATTGTTGCCAGCGTTGCTTTTACTTGCGAAACCAACCGCCAAATGTGGCGACACATCGAGCGTCTTATGGAGGACGACCCCAAACTCAAGTTGGCTATTACCCCAACGCTTGACCTTCACACCCCAGAGCCGTTAATCCGTCGGCGCTCTCTGTGGGGCTACGCCGAAATGATTAAGTACACAGGACTAGTCAAATCAATGATTACTGAGGGCAGACTTTTGCACACTGGCGAAGAGATGTTGGCAGAACACGTCAATAGGGCAACCCTCGTCAAAGCCAATGGAGCCGTCGTTTTGTCAAGCCAGAAAAGTCCGGGCCCTATCGAATGCGCTCGTTGCCTAGTTGCGGCTGCTTCTCTGGTGTCTCGCCCAACGCAATCTGGTCGGGCAATGATGGGTTCAGCAAGGTAGTTGCATTTGCAACTTGTTTGTGTAAGACTCCGCGCGTGGGATTCTTCGCTCCGAAAGTTACAACGGCACAGATTAGTTCGCCACCCGTAAAAGCAGCCGCTGGCGCTGGCGCTGCCCAAATTAACGACTTTCTTGCTTATACCACAGGAGCAGCCGAACAACGTGCATTGCAGAACCCAACCGTGTCACGCTCGAAAGACCTTCTGGCTTCAATGATTGGTTGCTTAGAGATGCGCCACTACTCAAAGCAGTGGACGGGCGAACGCTACGAAGAAATCTATTTGCCATTAGAGCCTTGGATGGAACAGCCAGACCCAAAGGTCACGCGCAACTTTTTCTATTCAAATATCTTTAGTGACCTTTTCTTCTATGGCCGCGCTTTCGCTTTTGTAACTTCTCGTTACTCCACTGGCTTGCCAGCAAGTTTTACTTGGTTACCAGCCGCCATGATTACGACACCTAATCAGACAGGCCCTCAGTGGTTTGGCCCTTCTGATGTCATTCAATTCAACGGCATAGAAATTGGCGACAGCAACGACGTCATTCAGTTTCTTTCTCCAATTCAAGGACTGCTCTACCAAGGCGCTCGCGCACTCTCAATCGCTACTCACTTAGATCAGGCAGCAGACCGCTACGCGACGCTCGAAACAGTGCCGGGATATTTGCAGCAGAAAGGCGGCGAGACTCTTGACTCAGACAGCCTCAGCGAAATTGCTGCTGCATGGTCACAAATGCGACGCCAAAACGCCATTGGTGCGCTCAACGATTATGTCGAGTTTAAAGAGTTCAAAGTTTCGCCAGCAGAAGTAGTTGCCGAACAGCGCAAGTACCAGTCACTTGAAATTGCTCGTGTCTCTAACATTCCTGCCTATCTTGTTTCTGCTCCGCAAGAAAGTTCGGGCCTTACCTACACAAACGTGCAGGACTCAAACCGCCAGTTGTATTTGTACGGCGCAAAACCTTTCATTGAATGCATCCAGCAGACACTTTCGGCCTCAAATGTTTTGCCAAGAAATCGCTATGTCAAATACGACATTGAGAACTATCTAGGAGAAGAAATGCACGACGTCATGGTTGAACCAGTCGTTGATGTATCAGAAGAAAGCCAATCATGATTCACTTCGTTAATGTCCCCATTACTCTCGACGCTTCAGCAGGCGAAGATGCCCCCAAGACCATCACTGGTATCGCAGTCCCTTGGGCTCCAGTATCGGCAACCGTTATGGACGGCACCAAAGTTTCCTTCGCTCGTGGCGCTTTTGATCTAGACATGAAAGCCCCCAAATTGCTTGAAAATCACGACATGAGCCAACTTCGCGGCGTCGTGTCATCGCTCGCTGATATGCCAGAAGGTTTAGGATTCACGGCCACCTTCGCAAAAACGGGCGCAGCCGCTGACGCCATTGAACTCGTAAAAGCAGGCGCTTACGACTCAGTGAGCGTTGGCGCTGTACCTACAAAGTTTAAGTACGACAAGAACGGCGTCATGGTCGTTTCAAAGGCTGATCTCGTAGAGATTTCCCTTGTCGCACAGCCAGCATTTAAGGATGCTGTCATTACAGAAATCGCTGCATCAGAACCAGAAGAAGATGCAACCGAACCCACCCCAACAGATTCCGAGGAGGAACCAGAAGTGGCAACACAAGAAAACCCAGTGGTTGAGGTCGAGGCTTCAATCATCCCAACAACATCCATCTACGCAACCGCACGACGTGAAGTAAAACTTCCAACCGCTGTTGAATACCTTGCAGCAGCAATCTCAGGTGGCGACCAATGGCGCGGAATGAGCGATGCACTTCGCGCAGCCGCACCAGACATTGTCACAACTGACACACCCGGAGTTCTTCCAACACCGATTATCTCACCTGTTTACAACAACTTCATTGGTCGTCGCCCAGTCGTTGATGCAATTGGCGCACGTGCCTTACCTACTGGTGGAAAAGTGTTTATTCGCCCTGAGGTAACAACCCATGTGACTATAGGGGCAAGTATTGCTGAGCAGTCACCAAGCCAAGGCACAATGGTCGTGTTCAACAACCAAGTCACCAAGCAAATTTTCGGTGGATATGTCAATATCAGCGAAGCCACAATTGACTGGAGTGATCCCGCAATCTTGTCAGTTGTTCTTGACGACATGGGCCGTATCTATGCCAATGCAACCGACAACTACGCAGCAGACCAATTGGCTTCTGGTGCATCAGTAACACGCAACTTCACCGCTGCAGACTTGGATGACCCAAGTGTTTGGTCAGCATGGGTAGCAGGTGCAGCAACAACCATCTTGTCATCGTCTAACGGAAACTTGCCAACACACTTGTTCCTTGCAGCCGACATTTGGGGCGACTTGCTCGCACTGAGCGATTCCTCAAAGCGTCCGTTGTTCCCACAGGTTGGGCCAATGAACGCATACGGAAACCTTGCACCGGGACAATACAACGGCAACGCTTTCGGGTTGCAAGTTGTGGTTGACCGCAACTTTGCCAATGGCACACTCATTCTGGGTGACGCATCTGGATACGAACTGTTTGAACAACAGAAGGGCGCAATCAGCATTGACTCGCCTTCAACGCTTTCACGCACAATCGCATTCCGTGGCTACTTTGCAGCGTTGATGATTGACTCAACCAAGTTCGTCAAGGCTGCTTTCGTCTGATAAAGACGAACTAGAAAGACTGCAAGACCATGGCTGTATTCAATCTCGCTTTTCATGCGCGACTAGACAACTATGCAATCTTGCAGACTTTTGTTGACACAGATATCCAACCGCAAGACTCGGTAGTTGTAGCAGGAGCAGATCACGGCTTTAGTGGTACGCACACTGTTATTTCTACCGAGCCTTACGACTTCATTGGCGTTTCTGATGAGGGCGACTTGCTTTTTGATTATGACGTCATCATGGAAAACCAGTTCATCTACAAGAACACTGGAGACAACTTCGAGCGTTCGGTTGCTACTGGCACAGTCACTTTCACCCCAACTTGCTCATGGATTGTTAGCGCCGATGTCACCAGTTGGCTAGGCATCGAGGTTGCTACCGCTAATGACACCGCATTCATCGCTGTATGCGTCTCAGCGGCCAACTCTTGGGCGTTCCGCAAGCGTAGAGAGGCTGGCTACACAGACAGCCTTACAACGGCTCCTGACGGCGCAGCCAAACTAGGAACAATCATGTATGCAGCCACCCAATACCGCTCCCGTGGCGCTGTTGACGGCTACGCATCCTTTGACTCAATGGGCATGGGAACACCAACCATGTCGCTCGGCCAGATCATGCAACTGCTTGGCTGTGGAAGGCCACAGGTTGCCTAATGGCTGCAACAG